TCATTCAAAAATAATACTAAAAAATAAATATGAATAAACTAATAATAAAATGTATTTAATTTTATTATTTATAGTAATTGTTTTTTATTGGCATTATTATTTAGGTGGCATTATTTAGGTTTAACGACCTGTAAAAACTTTAATGATAGCTTTAGATATTTTTTTTTGTTTTATATCATTTTCATAGTCATCAAATGTATATGTCCATTTCTGATTGTTAAATATATTTCCAAATAATGATTTCATTCTTGTTAAATTATGATTCTCTTCTGTATAAAAAATTGCTCCAAAAATTCTCTCTAGTGAACACCTATCTTGTCTATTTTTTACGATAGATAAAAGATTAAATATATTATATTTTTTTTCTATATACCTTAAAAAATTATAATTTATAAAACTTTGTACTCCAAAACAACCATACCATTTTTGATGATTTAATCCTAAAACATAATCATTTAAAGAAAGTTTTTTTTGAATTTCTATTTGGTTTTTTAATTTATTAGATATTATTATTGTTTTATTTATATTTTCCCTGTCTGCTTCAAAATGCCACAAAGGTAAAACTTTAACTCCAACTAATTTTTCAAAATTAATTCTTTTATGAAAAAAAATGCTATCGTGTATTATTACAGCATTATCGAAAAATTGATTTTTATAAAAATAATAATACGGTAATAATTCTCCTCTTCCATGAAATTCTGATTGTATAATTTCAATATTTGAATATTCAAAATCAGCTTTAATAAAACTTTGATTGCTATTATCATCAATAATAATTATTTTTCTTAAAGGATAAAAGGCTCTGATACATCTAACACATTTATTCCAATACTTATTAGTTTTTTCAGAATTGACATGCCTTGTTATTATAAATCCATATGACTCCATATAAATAATATAATATAATATAAATAATATAATTATTTATATTATAAAAATATACTTATTACAATTATATTATGAATATTGTAAAAAATAAGTTTGATTTTTTGTGTAATACACAAAGTGATATTAATGAACATTTACCTACATTGTATAAATATGACACAGAATGTGAAAATATTATTGAATTAGGTGTAAGAGATAATTACTTATCAAAAATATTTTTTTTAAAAAGGTTCATAACATACTCAGGTGAATATAACTTATAAGCATTCCAGTCTATTCTAGAATTTATTATAGAATTTATATTTTTGAAAATATTTATAAGTTCATTTTTTGAATTATATATGATTGCTTTATCGTCTAATATTTTAATATGTTCTAAATCACCATATTTACAAGTAATTATAGGTTTATTTTTTATAGAAAATTCAGCAATAGATAATCCAAATGTTTCACCACAATATCTTGCGTGTATCATTGCATTACATGTATTTATAAATTTAACTTTATAATTTAAATCTATATTTTTATCTAAATAAATAATTCTTGGATGTTCATAAAATTTATCTGTATTCATAAATAAAAAATAATTATTTTTATCTAAATGTAAATATTCTATTATTGCTTGATGTGTTGTATCTATATTAAATTCTGATTTACCACCATATCTTCCAAACACAATTACATTATCAGGAATATTTAATTCATATCTTAAATTTTCATCAGAACTAGGTAAATCTACTATATGTGGTATAACAGGTACATTTGTTTTATATTTTGTATTCAGCATTTCCGAAATGCTTATATAAAAATCACTTTCGGGATATGTTGTATCAAAAACACAGTGTTTTATTGTTTTACAATTATTCCATATTTTTTTATTTTCAAATTCATAAATGTCATTATTTCCCCCATATGTTAATGTATAAAAAAAAGAAATATTTTTTTCTTTAATGATATTTGCCATTTCATTTATATTATTTATTTCTATAATTGGAAATCTGTCTTTAAATTTATTATAAGTTATTCTTTCTGTAGGAAAAGAAATTTCACGTTGTTTTTTTTCAGTAAAACATATGATATAACTATTATTTTTTAAAATTTCTTCATTATATTTTGCGTAATCATAGATAGCTACTTCAGTTCCGCGTTCTGAAAAATGTCTTACAAAAAATGTTACGTTCATGATTATATATAATATAATAGTATTTAAACGTATTATATATAATTATATATAATATGTTTAATCGAATTAATATTTTAAAACAAAAAGGTTATACACCTGATACTATTATAGATATAGGTGCTCATCGTGGTGATTGGACAAATAATATGTTATCTATATATAATAATAGTAAATATTACTTATTTGAAGCAAATAAGTATAATGAATTAAATCAATTTAATAATAATCCTAATATTTCAGTATATAATGTTTTATTATATGATAAAGAAGAAGAGGTTAATTGGTATGATGTTAATAGTACAGGCGATTCTATATTTAAAGAGCTATCTCATCATTTTATAAATTGTGAACCGGTAAAAAAAATGGCTATTGATTTAAATACATATGTTTTAACTAAAAATATACTACAAGAACCAGAAACAAAACATATTTTTCTTAAAATTGATTGTCAGGGGGCAGAAATTGTAATATTAAAAGGTGCAACAAATATATTAAGTAATACTGATTTTATATTATTAGAGGTTCCTTTTTTTGGAATTTATAATGAAGGTGTTGTTAATTTTTTAGAACATATAAAATTTATGGATAATATAGGATTTATTCCATACGATTTAATTGAAAATCATTACATTAATGATTTTAATATGCAAGTAGATATATTATTTATTAATAAAAACCATAATTTTAATTCAAAAGTAAATACATTAAGATGTATGATACATCCAATAACATTTTCTATTCCTGAAAATAAAATAGTTAAAAGTATTCCAAATAAAACAAAAGTGTTATCAAATTTAATTCCCGGTTTATTACAAACATATATTTATGATAATGAAACTGATTATTATAATCAATACAAAGAATCATTATTTGCTATAACAACAAAAAAAGCAGGATGGGATTGTATGCGTCACTATGAAATTTTAGCTAATGGTTGTATTCCATATTTTCCAGATATTGAAAATTGTCCCGTAAATACAATGACATTAATACCAAAAAAATTAATAACTGAAGGAAATGAATTATATAAAAAATATGGTATGTATAAAAATATTAGTGATTTTACAAGTAACGAAATTAATGAATGTAATATATTAATTTCAAAAATGATTGATTATACAAGACAAAATTTAACTACAAAACAAATCGCAAAATATATACTAGAGAAAACAAATTTTACTAATATTTCAAATATTTTGTACTTATCTGGAAATCTTTATCCAGATTATTTAAGATGTTTAACTTTACACGGATTTAAAGAATTATTTGGTGAAAAATGTCATGACTACCCTAAAATTTCGCATATTTATAAAACTGATTATATAAATTATAAAGAACTATATGGTAAGGGTATGACATACACAAATTTATTGGAATCTAATTTACACGATGACAAATTAGATAATACAATTGAAAATGATATAAAAAATAAAAAATATGATATTGTAATTTATGGTTCTTATCATAGAGGTATGCCATTTTATGAGTTAGTAAATAAAACATACAAACCAGATGAAATTATTTTATTATGTGGAGAGGATATTCATTGTTGTAACTATAATGAATTATTAAACAGAGGTCACAATGTTTTTGTTAGAGAATTATAATTTTAAAATAATTATTTATTTATTTTAAAATTAGTTTTTATTTTAAATTTAGATGTAACTAGGAAACGCATCAATGTCAATTACTTCGCTAGGAATCTCTTTTTTAGTATATTCAAATGATTTGAATTCAGGTCTCTCTAATTGTGCCTGAGGAGTATGATTGTGTACACATCTGGCAATCATTTTGTATAATTTGAAATCAGGATATCTATCTACACCATTATTTTTATATAATAAGTTAATACCTTTATCATCTAAGCACCACTCAACAATTAGTTTTTTTACAGGGTCACATTTTTCAATGTCTTTAATTTCATCTAAATCATCAATTAAATAATCAAATATAGAACACGCTAATCGACACAAATCAAAACTATAATTTGGTTCTAATCTGGGTTTTTTATCATTAAAATAAGGTTCAGTATTGTATTGAGTCGCAGCATCACCCCCATTTTGAAAACTATCACTACAAAATATTTTCCCATCATATTTATAAATACTTCTACCAAAATCAATTATCTTAAACAATCTACCAAATGTTGGAACTTTATAATATTTTTTTTTGTAACAGTAATATAAGAATTTTTTATCTGTACTATTATACATTACGTTATTTGTATGAAGGTCATTGTGAGTAAACGCAAAAGTTTTTTGATAAGTAATTAGAATCATAATAATTTGCATAAAAGCAGAAAACCATTCTTTGTCGTCTTTTAATTCATCAGATAAAATAAGGTCATCAAATGTATTTTCACAGTATTCCATACCAATTACTTGAACAGGAAACTGTGGAATTGTAGCTTCAATTGTTTCTTCAATGTCCGAATCAGAATCAGAATCTATATCTTCCCAATCTTCATTATCTTCTTCATTATTTTCTGAAATTTCTTGATTTTCAATTTCTTCAAAATCTTTATCATCACTATTTTCGGATGATGTATGAGAACTTCTAGATGAGCAGGTAGAACTACTTTTTATTGTTGCTGTTTTAGAGTTATTTTCAAGAATATTTAAGGTTGACATGTCAATTAGTTCGCAAGAATTTAATTCTTTTAAATTGTCAGAATTTAATTCAACATTTTCAAAAATTTCTTCAAAAATCTCTTCATCAAATGATTTAATTGATAAATTAGATTTTGCGCTTGAGTTATACTCTATTTTTATTGGTTTTTTCTTTTTACTTTCATCTTGAAAAATATGGTCATAGTTATTTACTTCAAATAATACATTTTTATTTTTATTAAAAAAATCAGAATTGGTTAAATACTCTAAATCATCAAATACATTTAGTTTATAATTATTTTTGATAGAAAGAAATGAGCCATAATAATCTAAACCGTGTAAAAAATTATTGGTTTGATTTAAATTACTTGATAAATATATGAAAAATCCATCAACATATGCTGAGTTATTATAATCTAAAAATTTAGGGTTAACAGTTAATTCATCAGAATTAATATCAGGTAATTTAAATAAATCTTTATTTGTAACATCGTATTTTCCAATTAAATATTTATATGGGTCTAAAAGAGGTGCTAATTTAAAAAATACATCTTTATCTTTTGTTTTTTGTGTATTTATATTTTTAATTTTACACTCAAATAAATTACTATTTTCTTCATCACTTTCCTTAATACTTGAAATATACCATTTGTGATTTAGGTTAATACTGTTCCAATTTGTATCATTCAATGAAAAAAACCTTTTATAGATTGGAATATAATTTTGTGTTTTAGAGAGAAATAAATTCTTCGAGTCTTCTAAACTTTTAAAAAGTTCAAGATTTTTCCTTTTTTGATAATTTACGTCAACCATCATTAGCTATTTAATATATAAATTCTCTATTATTTAAACTTATTTATTGATATAATATAATTTAATTTAATTGCGTATATATATTATTTTTAAAAATTTATAATAATATATATGACACTTGAGTTAAAAAAATTTGATATGAAAAGTATTAGTTTTAAACCTAATGAGGCCAAAGGTCCTGTTGTAGTTTTAATAGGGCGACGTGATACTGGTAAATCATTTTTAGTAAGAGATTTACTTTATTATCATCAAGAAATTCCTATTGGAACTGTTATTGCTGGTACAGAAGAGGGAAACGGATTTTATGGAAAAATGGTTCCAAAACTGTTTATTCATAATGAGTATAATACTGCTATTATTGAAAATATTTTAAAACGACAAAAAACCGTTTTAAAACAAGTTAAAAAAGAAATGGAAACATATAAACGCAGCACAATAGACCCAAGAGCCTTTGTTATTTTAGATGATTGTTTATATGATAATACATGGGCACGTGATAAAATGATGAGACTTTTATTTATGAATGGCAGACATTGGAAGGTAATGTTAATTATTACAATGCAATATCCACTTGGTGTGCCACCAACTCTTCGCACTAATATTGATTATGTTTTTATTTTAAGAGAACCGTATATTGCTAATAGAAAAAGAATTTATGAGAATTATGCTGGTATGTTTCCAACATTTGAGGCATTTAGTCAAGTAATGGACCAATGTACTGAAAATTATGAATGCTTAGTTATTAATAACAACGCAAAATCAAATAAACTACACGAACAAGTATTTTGGTATAAAGCTGAAAGTCATAATGATTTTAAACTAGGTTCAAAAGAGTTTTGGGAGTTATCCAAAGGTGTTAGTTCAGATGACGAGGATGAAAAATATGACCCTAATTCGGTTAAAAAACGAGGCCAGGGACCAAAAATTAGCGTAAAAAAAACAAAATGGTAAATCCGCTTTTATAAAAATTGCTTTTAAAATAAATAAGCAAGAATAAATAACTTAAGAGTATCCTATTATAAATTATATAATAAGATGCAAGAATTAAATATTGTAGAACTCATAGAGAAAAATCCAATCTCTAAACTGTCAAAGGCTTATAATAACAAATTAATAAATAAAATCAATAATAATTTTACTGGTTTTGAACAACAATTATTTGTAAGTAGTTTTTATTGTTATTTAAATTACAATAAAAATATTGATTTTGTAGTAGATTTAGATGATATATGGAAATGGTTAGGATTTCAACAAAAATATAATGCTATGAGGATGTTAGAAAAACACTTTAAGTTAAACATAGACTATAAAACCGCTTTGCCAAATTGTAAAGCGGTTTTTAATGAAAACGAAGAAACTATAAAACAAAATGGAGGACAAAATATAAAAAAATATTATTAACAATACTATTATTAAATTTATTATTTTAAATAAATTTAATAATCCAAAAACTATTTAATCCTTTTTGACAACAAAAGGACCGCTAATAAGCTCACTTTGTCCGTGGTCAGTATTGCCAACCACAATGTTCTCTCCTTCAAATAGCTCAGAACGAATATCAGCAGCTGAAATTGTTTCATTATCATTCGAAAAAGATGTGCTCGAATTAGTAACACCAATTAAATTACCTTCATTATCAATAGACTGTGTTAGTGTATTTCCAGATTTTTCAGCATTCTTAATATTTTCTTCAATTGCTTTTTGTTTTGTTTCCTTAACTCGTTGGTCAAAAGCAGATTTAGCATTGGACTCATTTTTGGTCTTTTCGTGCATCAATTGATTCAATTCGTCTTCCATATACTCAACACGACCAGTCTTATAAGCCTCAGGTTCCCAAGGCATCCATAAACCAACAGGTCCAACATACACATCATGATTAGGGTCAATTTCTCTTAGCATTTTACACCTCAACTCAGCTTCCTCCAAAGTTGGATAAACACCTCTGACCTTTAATCCTCTTGTAGAAGTTTGAAATTGATTATTAATACCAAATGTTTTCTCAAGTTCTTCTTCATTATTATCAAGATAAGTTTTGTATTCATCTTTCATACTTGTTTTAGTTAATGTTTCCTTTTCCTCTTTAACAAATTCTTTAAAATCATTTGTTAAATCATCAAAAGACATATTGTATTTAAATGAAACAAAATTCAAAAATTGTACGAATTTTTCCATAGATTTATTTAAATCCCACTTCTTTAGGAATTCCTCAAAAAAGAAAATTTCTTTTTGTTTTAAAATATTTTCAGGAGAAACAAAAGAAACACACGCAAATTTTTGTCCAGCAATTGGTTTATCTTCCTCTAGCAAATCTACGTATTTAGGATTTTGTTTTCCATTAGGTAATTTTCTTATACCTCCAGCTTTTTTATATTGACTCATTTTACTTTAATTAAAGCAAATTATTTAAGTTTTTTATCGCAAATATATATTTTTTTTCTTTTTATTTAATATAATGGAAGGATTAATTAATGTTGGTGAACTTGTCAAAAGAATAATTAAGTATCTTGTTGAAGGTTTGATGGTTGCCATCGCCGCTTATGCTATTCCTAAACGTTCTTTGAATGTTGAGGAAATTATTTTGATTGCTTTAACTGCCGCTGCTACTTTCAGTATTTTGGATACATACATCCCATCTATGGGAGCTACTGCTAGGTCCGGTGCTGGGTTTGGTATTGGTGCTAATCTCGTCAGGTTTCCTGGTGGGTTTTAAGACGTAAAATCATAATAATTAATTAAATAATTATGATTCTCAAATAATGGTAAATAATAATAATATATTATATAAAATGTCAAGGAGTACAAAAATGAGAAAAACTAGAAAAATGAGAAATTTTAAAAAAAGAAAAATAACATTAAAGGAGTCAAAGAAAAGAAAAAATAGAAAATTTAGAAAAACTAGAGGAGGAAATAACATAGGAGCAAATTGTAATGACCCTAATTTTTCAATTTATAATACAAATTTATTGAAATTATTCCCATATAAAGGTGGTGAATTACAATTAGATGACCCATACAAAAATTCTGAAGGACCTCAGTTTTAAATACTTTTATACATTATTTTATATATTGTATAAAACAAAAAAGAAAAATTAAAGTTTAGTTTGTTGGTGTATAGCATCATTTAATGGTTTTTTATAAAATTTATATTTATTTACAAAATAATATATTGTTCCAATCACTATACATCCAGCAATTGACGTACCTACAATACCACCAATAGTATTAATATTTAAATAATCATTTGAAGATGAAGATGAAGAAGAGGAACTTAATGGAGTCGTGTATACACCAATATTAGGGTCCCAATAAATACTATTGGTTCCTTTTGAACTAAAACAAAACCACATTCCTAATGCTTGTTCTCCTTCATATTCATCATCAGTTTCTATTAGTGAGTTTAATTCTGTTGCGTTTAACATTCGTGTTGATACAAATCCAATACTATTGTTGTTATAAACAATTATGGTATTCCATAATAAAGCAGAATATCCAAGAGAAGGGTCTGAAGTTTTTTGAGAAACATAGCCTTCTTCATATGATGATTCAGTTTCATATTCAATTTCATTTTCCGTTCTATATTCCATTAATAAAGCTAATTGATTTTCATTATTTTGATAAACCCAATCCTGAATAATAATATCAAACTTCATGCTATTTGGTTCATAATATTCTGTGAAGTTGCTAGTTAAATGCGCAATCATAGTTAAAAACCCATTAGGTTTCTCACTAATAGTAAAATCATATACACCATAATTATCTGGGCCTACACAAGTAATATTTTTATATTGATTTTCTCCAACAAAATATAATGTGCCAATTTTTTCACTGTCTTGCATAATTTCATCAAAATTTCCATCAAACCATTCTTGAATTCCATGTATTAAAACCCTTGATTTAGTTTCTGTTTCAAATTCGGAAGAATTTGTTGATTCATATTTAAGTTTAGTTTCAATAGGCTTATTATTCTTACTTTCAATTTCATAATTAATTTCATAATTTTCACTATTGGTTTCAACATAAACTTTGTCTTCTTCAACTTCAAAATTGCTAAATTTAAAATATTCGTCTCCAAAGTCTTTATCTTCTTTATATTCTTTGTCTTCTTTGTCTTCTTTGTCTTTATCATCTTCATTATCTATATCAAAAATATCATTTGCTACAACTTCATATTGAATACCATATACAAAATATGATAAAAAAGAAAAAAATATAAAATAATTCATTGTATAATATAAATCAATATTTTATATTAATTTAAAATATTAAATAGTATAAAATAAAATAAATTAAATAGTTGAAATAAACTCCCAGTCCAATTCTTCACATATTTTTCGCCATATTTGGTCTTGTTCAACTCTTTTCTCTCTATCTTTTAACATTGGGAAGTCATTTAAATACTGAGTTTCTCCTAATAACTCACAAAGTTTGTATGCTGTGTAATAGTAGTTTAAAAAATTTACTCTGTCATCTGGACAATATTTCGAGTAAGGAGATTGTAATTCAATAAAAAGATTACAAAGTATTTCTTCCAATTCTGGCGACATAACTGGAGGTTTGATTCCTAATTTATCTTTAATAAATGGTATATGTTCATAATATTTATTAAATCCTAATTTCTTTAAGATTTCTTTAGTTTTAAGATTGGTTATTTGTTCTAGTTCAATTCTCTCTTTTTTGATTTGTAATTTAATATTTTCAATGACTTCAGGAGGTATTTGAGTTGTTTCTTTTCCTTGAAACTGAGCTAGTATTTCTTTAAAATGATTAATTCTTTTATAAGCATAAAAGCAAACTTCTTTGGGAGGTTCCTTATAAGATGGTTTTTCATTTTCAATTAAGTATGGGATATTTCTAGAACAATTATTACAAATTAAAATACCCTCATCTTCAAGAGGAATTAATTCACCTTTATAGCAATATTGACAAATATCTGTTTGACAAACAAACGAATTTACATCTAAAAACACATCATCAATATTACATAAATATTTTTGTACAATATTATTATTTTTAGTTTGATTAAGTGTATTTAAAGTATCATCTTGTTTAATTTTAAAAAAATTATTCAATAATTTATTTTTATTTGAAAGCTCAGAAGATGCGCCAGTTGATATATTTTTTTTATTTTCAAAATAATCAAAAATAAATTTAGAATTATCTAAAAAATATTCTTTTTTTTTACTCTTTAGTTCTTTAATTGTAACTGTAATTTCTTTAATACGGTCAGTTATGTCTAGTTTTTGTTCAACTGATAATTTTTCATTTGGATTTTTTAATTTTAATTCTAGTTCCTTTTTTTCAACTTTTAAATCAGGAATTTTATCGTTTTCATTTTTTGAAAACTCATTTAAAAATTCTTTGTGTTTACCATCTAAAGTAATTGATTTTTGTTTGTTAAATTTAATTTTTTTGTTTGTTTTAGGCTTAAAACTAGGCATTTCTCTTTAATAAGAAACACATTATTTATTTAATTGATAATAAAGACTAAATATATTTCAAACAAGTTTAAAGATTATAATACTTTTCTTATTTTTTATAAAATGGATATAAAAATTAAAATGGATAATTATTTAGAAAATACTAATATTAAAATAGATAATATTAAATTTCAAAAAATGTTATTTCTTTTTAATGCTATTGAAGAAGGCTGGTCTATTAAAAAGAAAAATAATTCATATGTATTCTCAAAAAATCACGAAGGTAAAAAAGAAGTATTTGATGATAATTATCTAAATCAGTTTATGAAGGCAAGTTTTGATATGAGAACCGTAATTTCTTAGATAATAAAATGGTCATATTCATTATTTTTACAAATAAATACATTTTGAATTTTGTTTTCATTATTAATCTTTGAAATATTATATTTTAATTCTTCAATCCAATCAAACTTATCTTTTAAAATATCAATTTGTAATAAGCGAATAACAGAAAATCCATTTTCATTAGCACAATTTATTTTATATGTGTCCTTTTCTTTTTGAATTTCTGGAGAACTCCAATTAGCAACCTGTATAAAATGTTGTGGTCCGTCTATTTCAATAATAATTTTTAATTCTTCAATAACAAAATCAAATGGTAAACAATTTTTATTTTTACACCATTTAACTTTATATTGTTTTTTAAGTGTAGGATAAAATTCTTGCATCTTTTTTAAGAATAAGAATTCTGTTTTGTTAATACAATTAGGGCAACCACATTTTAGATTTATATGTGTATTTGGTTGTTGCGTAAATTCTCCGTGTATTTTACAAATAATTATTATAGGAATTCTATTATTAATATAATCTACTTTAGAATAATCGTATATATCTTTGTGTATTTTTTTAGCTTTTTCAATAAATTGTGAAGTATCAGATTTATTACAACATTTTGGACAGCCACATTTTCTATTTAGGTGAAAATCTGGTTGTTGTGTAAATTCACCGTGTATTTTACATATTATTATAATTTTTGTATCAGTATTTATGTAGTCAACTTTAGAATAATCATAAATATCTTTATGAATTTCTTTAGCTCTTTTAACAAAAACTAATGTATCTAATTTAAAATTTTTAGCACATTTTTGACAATTATATTTACTTAAATGGTTTGATGGTGTTTGTTCAAATTCTCCGTGAATTTTACATATTATATTAATTTTTGTTTTAGCATTAATATAATTAACATTAGAATAATCATATCTATCTCCATGAATTTTATTTGCTTTAGAAATAAAGCAATTTGTTTTATTATTTGTTGATAACATTAATATAATTTAATATTATATTTATAAGTCTTTTTAGGTAATACATATTATATAAATATAAATATAAATTCAATTTAAATTAAATTTATTAAATTTAAGTTGAATTAATTAAATCAATTAAATCAATTTAAATTAAATTTCAAAATTTTTTTTTCTTTAGCAATAATATAAAATGGGAGGTGGATTGATGCAATTGGTTGCCTATGGCGCACAAGATGTTTACCTTACAGGTAATCCTCAAATTACTTTTTGGAAAGTTACTTACAGACGTTACACAAACTTTGCTATTGAATCAATTGAGCAAACTTTCAACGGTCAAGCCGATTTCGGTCGTCGTGTCCAATGTACTATCAGCCGAAACGGCGATTTGGCTTACAGAACATACCTCCAAGTTACACTTCCCGAGATTAACCAACTTATGGGTCTTGGAAACTACAGTGCCGGACAAAACGCTGGTGTGTATGCCCGTTGGTTAGACTACCCTGGTGAGCAACTTATTGCTCAAGTTGAGGTTGAAATTGGTGGTCAAAGAATCGACCGTCAATATGGTGACTGGATGCACATCTGGAACCAACTTACAATGACCACTGAGCAACAACGTGGATACTTCAAGATGATTGGTAACACCACTCAACTTACATTTATCACAGACCCCTCTTTCTCTGATGTTGATGGTCCTTGCGATTCCTTGGCTCCTCGTCAAGTGTGCGCTCCCCGTAATGCTCTTCCTGAGACAACCCTTTACGTGCCTCTTCAATTCTGGTTCTGCACCAACCCTGGTCTTGCCCTCCCTTTGATTGCTCTTCAATACCACGAGGTCAAGATTAACCTTGATATCAGACCCATTGATGAGTGCTTGTGGGCTGTTACCACTTTGAACTGCAACCAAAATCCTTATGGCGGTGTTTCTGAGCAATACACTGTTGGTCGCCCTGTTCCTGCCACCATTGCTTACAATCAATCTTTGGTTGCTGCTTCTTTGTATGTTGACTATGTCTTCTTGGACACTGATGAGCGCAGACGCATGGCCCAAAATCCTCACGAGTATTTGATTACACAACTTCAATTCACTG